CCTACATGCTACACAGCAGTTGTACAATACAATCACTGCCAAGCTAGAGGGTACTACCCTGCAGGACAGTGTTGATCTGACTAATCAACTTGCCATACACCTTGCTAAGATTTACCAGCGTGGGTTCAAGGTTGATACGGATGCACTAGAGGCAGTACGTAAGGAGTACGAGGATGAACGTGACGAGTTAGTACGTAGTCTTGAGGCACATACACATGAGTTGATGGGTGACAGACCTGTAAACCTCAACAGTCCAGAGCAACTTGCATGGGTTGTGTATGGTCGTAAGCCTGATGACAAGAAAGTATGGCCCTCATTGTTTGAGGGACGTATGGTTGATGCTAAATTCAAGTCTACTGTTACTAAGCACTCATCCAAGTTGTACAAACAGAAGGCAAAGCAATGCAAGACCTGCTATGGTAGTGGGCAAATCAGAAAGGTAAAGAAAGATGGAACTCCTTTTGCAAGACCCAACAGGTGTGTCGGGTGTGATGGTTGTGGGTATACTTTTATGGATACTAACGAGTTAGCTGGCCTACAGTTCATTGCACCTACTGTCAAGTTTATTAGTGCCAATGGTTTCAGTACAGGCAAGGACAGCCTGACATACCTTGAGGGTGTAGCCAGAGCCAAGCAGATGCCAGAGGCAGTCAAGTTTCTACAGAACATGAAGCGTCTGAATGCTTGAGGTTTACATTGCCAGTTTCATTGGTGGTATTGCTACCCACACTAAGGCAGACGGTAAACTACATGCCCGTCTACTACAGCACAGGACAGGTACAGGCAGACTGTCAGGTGCTGACCCCAACATGCAGAACATGCCACGTGGCGGTACGTTCCCTGTCAAGCGTGTGTTCGTATCACGATGGGATGGTGGACAGATTATGGAAGCTGACTTTGCACAGCTAGAGTTTCGTGTCGCTGCATTCCTATCTCAAGACATGGTTGCCATTGACGAGGTAATCACTGGCTTTGATGTACATGCCTACACTGCCAAGACTATCACAGATGCTGGTCAGCCTACTGCTAGGCAAGCTGCCAAGGAACATACCTTCGCCCCTCTGTTTGGTGCTACTGGGTATGGACGTACACCAGCAGAGGCTGCATACTACACAAAGTTCATGGACAAGTACAAAGGTATTGCTGCATGGCACAAGCGATTAGCTGACGAGGTACTGGCTACTGGCTGCATTACCACACCATCAGGTAGGGCATTTGCTTTCCCTGATGCTACACGTAACAAACATGGAGGTGTGACATATTTCACACAGATAAAAAATTATCCAGTGCAATCCTTTGCAACGGCTGACATTGTACCTATATGTCTGATATACATAGACAAGATGTTGGAGGCAAACAAGATGCAGAGTTGTATAGTCAATACCGTACATGACAGTGTGGTACTTGACATACACCCTGATGAAACAGACAAGGTACTAAAGATTATAGACAGAACAAACGACAGGCTAATATCTATTGTCAACAAGAAATGGAATATAGACTTCAACATTCCTCTACTATTAGAGGCAAAGATTGGTCCGAATTGGCTTGACACCAAAGACGTAGCATGATATAACTACAAAATTCGCTCAGTGTTAAGGAGAACATACACATGACAAATCAAGTAACAACAATCGACACTAACAACTACGCAGCTATGGCTAAGGCTATGGGCATGGGCCAAGCGGCTTCCACAGAGAAGAAGGCAAGCTCTCTTGCTCGTCTGCGTATCAACCACACACCTGTCATGGGACAGGCAGAGGTCAAGGGTAAGCAGGTAAATATAGAGGTAGTAGAGGGTGGCACATACAAGCTAGAGATACCTGATGGTCCTACATACTTTGCCGAGAAGGTAATGATTCGCCCATTCCTACAGCGTTTCATGTACAAGAAGTTTGTCATGGGCAATGACACTACACCTAACCGCTACGTCAAGACTGTTATGGGTGACAACCTAAACACTGACATGAAGGACAATGACGGTGGGTTCAACTGTGGTAAACCTTCTGGTTGGATTGAGGACTTCAACAGTCTACCAGATACCATGAAGGAACTGATCCGTTCTATCAAACGAGTACGTGCCTTGTTTGGTACTGTAGATATGGTCAACGCTACCGATGCACAAGGTAATCTTATGGTCACAACCTCGACCCCGTTTATTTACGAGATTGAAAACCGTGATGCCTTCAAGACATTTGGCAATGTGTTCAACAAACTAGGTAAGATGCAACGCCTTCCACCACAGCACTATATCTCTTGTGGTACAGAGAAGCGTGACTTACCTAACGGTAGCTGTTTCTATCTGCCTACTGCAGACCTTGATCTTATGTCTACACTAGACATGGACAATGATACACAGGAAGTCTTTGCTGACTTTATGGCATGGATTGCTAACTACAATCAATACATCTTGAATGAATGGAGTGACAAAATGCAACATAGCAATGAGGAAATTCCAGATGCCATTGTAGATGATCTGGTGGACATTGACGAGGATGCATTTGCATAATGTCTAAAGAGCAACTAGAAATGGGGCTTATGCCGCCATCAGGCATTGTCTATGACATGTCAAATGAGGACTACCACAAACAGGTAGGCTACTCTTCATCTGCCATTAAAACGGTGTGTAAGCAATCGCTTGCACACTACATGGCACAGAAACCATTAGGTGACAGTCCAGCGTTTGCGCTGGGCAGTGCTGTACATGCTACGTTACTTGAGCCAGAGCGTGACCTTGTTACCAAAGGCCCAAAGACACGTACCTCTAAGCAGTACAAAGCCTTGTATGCCAGTAAAGGAGTTGACGAGGTTGTACTGACAGAGGTTGAGTATCATGTACATAACAAGATGTGTCAGTCAGCACTTGACAATCCAATGTGCAATGCTTTACTTACACACAAGAAAAGGGTAACAGAAAGCAGTGTGTTTACAGTTGATCCTGTGAGTGGTCTAAATATCAAGACAAGACCAGACCTATACATACCAGAGACAGGACAGATCGTTGACATTAAAACTACTATTGATGCTTCGCCAAAAGGTTTTGCAGAACAAGTTGGTAAGTACGCTTATCATATACAAGCTGCTTTCTATTTGCTTACTTGTAAACTGGCTGGCATAAAGGCTAAAGAGTTTAGCTTTATAGCTATTGAAAAGACTGCACCCTATATGGCACACCTGCATGTCATGTCACCTGAGTTAGTTATAGAATCAACTAAGCAGGTTAAGGAAACACTCGCCCTTATAGCGGAGGCTAACAAGTCGGGTGAATATGGTACTGGTTGGGGAGACTACTCAACCCTAAAGGTAGGAGACTTTTAATGTTTAATGAAGAAGAAATCAAAGATATGGAAGAGGCCATTGCCACTATGGAAGATGACCTCAACCAAGCCAAGGCAGACCTAAAGAAAAAGAAGTACGGTGCTTTACGTGAAGCCATTAATGCACGTAATGAAATGGATAAGGTAGTACAGGAAGAGTTGACAAAGCTAAACCTGACGTACAATCCTTGGACTGTGAATCCAAGCCGACACCTTTTCTGGCGGTGATGAATGGTAAGAGCTTTCGTGCAGCTAGAAAGTACGGGTACAGAAGTGGGCTAGAAGTTAAACTGGCTACCTATTTAAAAGAGCAAGGTGTACTTGCCGAGTATGAATCAATGAAGATTGAATGGGAAGACTTGACATACCGTACCTATACACCAGACTTTATATTACCTAATGGTATCATCATTGAGACTAAGGGTATGTTTACTACAGACGATAGGCGAAAGCATCTTGCGATAAAAAAACAACACCCTAAACTAGATATACGTTTTGTGTTTGAAAACGGTAGACGTAAGCTACGTAAGGGTGCTAAGAGTACATATGAAATATGGTGTGACAGGTATGGCTTTGAATGTTATGATAGGATTGTACCTGAGTCATGGTTAAAAGAAAAGGGTAAGGCATTAGGCACTAAGTTTGTTGCCTACCCACATCCCAAAGTAGTGAGGAAGTAAATGAATATAAAAGACATAGTAAATGATATGAAGGATGAAGACTTTATAATACGCATTACTCCTTATCATGAAAATGGTGCATGGGATGGTGACGTACAGGTATCTCTTGTATCATCTGAGAATAACCCTTTGGGTGAAGAGGACTTTGCTTATCTATCTCACTTGTGTAGTATGTTATGTTCTGTTATACCTGTAATAGAGGAAGATGAATACGTAAGGGATGCACTACATAGCTATGTTCTTAACAGATTAAATGATGAACCTGATGAAAGACCTAGTTATGTAGCAGACGGTAATGTGCTAACACTAACATCTAAAACAAGAGGTAATGCCTAATGGCTAAGTGGAAAGAGCTACAAGTAGATACAGTCAATCATCCCCCACAGTACAATTCGGGGGGTATTGAATGCATTGATGCAATGAAGGCAATGTCAGAGGGATCATACGTAGAGCCACACCATGCCTACTGTTGGCAGAATGCCTTCAAGTATATATGGCGTTGGCCTTACAAAAACGGTGTAGAAGACTTACGTAAAGCACGTTGGTACATTGACCGATTAATACATGAGCTAGAAAATGAAGGCTAGGATATTAATAAGTCTTGAAATAGACGAAGAGGACTACCCTGTACCAGTAGACGGTAGTGTCCAAGAAGAATTAAATGAAGCTATCTATGCATACATATATGATATAGATGGTATAAGTATAACCAAGATGAGGATAACAACTGATGAACAATAACTACCTACCCACAGACTACCAAACCTTCATTGCAACCAGCCGCTATGCACGTTGGATTGAAGACGAAGGACGCCGTGAAACATGGGGTGAAACTGTAGATCGTTACCTAGAAAATATTGTAAAGCCTTGGCTTAAGCCTGTTGATCTAGGTGAAATGCGTGATGCCATCCTTAGCCTTGAGGTTATGCCATCTATGCGTTCACTTATGACTGCTGGTGAAAGTTCTGCTCGTGACAACACCTGCATGTATAACTGTAGCTACCTACCCGTAGATGACCCTAAGTCTTTCGATGAGGCTATGTTCATCCTCCTTTGCGGGACGGGGGTTGGTTTCA